CATCTCCAACCATATTCCTGTGCAACGTATCAATAATAATAATATCAGGTTTAAAATCTAACTCTGCTACTATTTTTAATATTTCATCAGCTTCTTTACTATCTAATAGATTAATGGATCGTCTGCTTAATCTAATATTCTTTGGCGGTTCTCCATATTTTTGTGATAATGCTTTAAAACGCATTGAAGCACCACGCAAACCTTCACCCATAATAATTAAAGTTTTTAATTCTTCTTTTATCTTATGACCATGCCAGTTTCTACCTGTTGCAGCACAAAACGCCCAATCCATAGCAAAAAGACTTTTACCTGCACCTGACTCACCAAAAAGAAGATTCATTGAGCCACGCTCAAGTATTCCCTTTATTAACCAGTCAGGCTTACTAATACTTGCCATCATATCTTCGATGGTAACAAATAACTCCTCTGGTTTTACTTTACCAAAAATGATTTCCCTAACTGCATCAATGCCTAGTTCTGACATCATATCGTTGAAGTCACCATCAATAGTTGGCAATACAATATCAACTCCACATTCTTTTGCTTTGCTCATGCCAATACCAGAACTGTCATTGTCTGCACAAATAACTATTTTCTTACCAATGTACTGGCTTGCAATCATTTGTGTTACTGGCTTAAGATTTCCAGCGTTAAATGCTATACAGACAGCAAGTTTTGTAGCTTGGTTTAAACTATCTGCTGTTGCAAATCCTTCTGCTATCAATAAAGTTTCAGACTCAGAAGGATCTCCTATCCAGCAATGACCTCCAAGCATCTTTCCACCAGAATGAAACCTTTTAGCACCGTCACTAAATATTGATTGTACAGACTGAATTTCTCCATCTGCACCATATACAGGTATGATTAACTTTCCGCCAAACATACGAGCCATATTTGGACGTATTCCTTTGTTAGTAAGATAATCATGACTTACAACTGGAACAGCATTATCAAATAAAACCTGCGCTTCCTTTGCTGCTACATAATAAGACGCATCACGTTCAGCTATTGCTTTTCGTTTAGCTTCTTCAAACTGTTGACGCATAGCCTCCTGCTCATGTATGTCTGGAACATAATCACGTTTCTCATGCCATTGGTGTTGCTCTCCACTGCGCCAACAACCAAACACAGCTCCTTTTGCATCATCAAAAACATGCACCCAACCAGAGCGATCATTACGCCTGCCGTTGGTTGAAAATCTTGTAACTTTACCAATAGCTATATTAGATGGTGGTTCATAACCAACTGACCTTATTGCATCACATAACTCAGGCAACATTGAAATAGTCACTCAGTCTTTTAATTAAATCATAGGGAATGATCTTCAATTTATTATTGGCAAACTTCCACAATACATTATATTTAATGCCAGTATTCTTTGATAAATAAGTTAAGTTTAAAGGTTGCAGTTTATTAATTATTTCTTCTGGTGTGAACATTATTTTTTTCCCTTTGTTAAAAATTATTTTGTTTTAGGTGTTGCAATTCTAAATTATTTAAGTAAAATGTGCAACGGAATTAGAGAAAAAGATTTTTAACCGTAAGGAGAAACACCATGAGCGTACTAAGCTCTATTGCTAAACCAGATGATCGTTCGATCATTTGCACTATAACAGGTGATGCTGGACTTGGAAAAACAAGTTTAGCTGCCACATTTCCAAAACCTATATTTATCAGAGCTGAAGATGGTTTACAAGCCATACCTGTTGCTTCAAGACCTGATGCTTTCCCCATTCTTAATACTGTTGACCAATTATGGGAGCAACTAACCGCTCTTATAAAAGATCAGCATGATTATAAAACTTTGGTAATAGACAGCGTTACGCAGTTAGACAATCTATTTATGAATCACATAGTCGATACTGACCCTAAAAAACCACGCACCATAGCACAAGCATTAGGTGGATACGGAGCTGGTTTTCAAGCATTAAGTTCGTATCATGGCCGTGTTCGCAAGGCTTCTGGCATCTTGAATGAAGCCAAAGGCATGAACATTGTTTTTATTGCACACAGCGAAACAGAAACAATAGAACTTCCTGACCAAGACCCTTATACACGCTACAACATTCGTATGCAGAAAAAGAGCGTGTCGCATTATACAGATAATGTTGACCTGGTTGGCTATTTAAAATTAGAAACACACACCTTTGGTGATGGGGATCGTAAAAAAGCCATAAGCGATGGCACAAGAATACTGGTAACATACGCCTCCGCTGCAAATGTTAGTAAAAACCGTTACGGTATTAGTGATGACTTATTAGTTGTAAACGGCACAAACCCACTTTTAAACTTAATCCCTTCAATCGGAGCATAACAGCATGGCAAATTTTTGGACTACAAGCGACAACAATGCAATTACTACAACTGGTGAATTTACTTCTGGTGGCGGTACTATTGAAAACATACCTGATAACACAACTTGCCTAGCAATGATTGATGAAGCAGGCCTTGCTGAATATCAAGGTGATGAATACATCAGCCTACGTTGGGTAATAGCAGAGCCAGCTATTTATAAAGGCCGTAAAGTGTTCCAAAAGGTTAGGGTTTTTGATGTTGATACTAAGAAAGCAGACAAAGCCAAAAAAATGTTAATGGCTATTGATGCAAATTGTGGTGGTAAGTTAGCATTAAATGATGAAACGCCAAACGATACGGCAATGGCAAAAGCATTACTGCATAAACCAATGCTTATTAAAGTAATGATATGGGAGATGAATGATCGTACAGGTAACTGGGTTGCATCTGTAGCACCACGCAGTAAAACAACAGCCGTACAAACACCAGAGCCAGTTGTAGTTGATGAAGGTCTACACGCTGACGTACCCTGGTAAATAAACCCCATGCACAAGGATGTGCATAACTTAACTATAAATATAAGGTAAATAAAATGACTACGTTAAACAGATTAACCCAGAAACAAGTATGGGAAATTTCAAAAAACATTGAAGCAAATATTGAGCTATACAAAGATGTTGAGTATAAAATTATAGCAAATGCAATGGTTGCATTATGTGGTTATGAAGTTACTGTGGCAAATATTCAGGGAATAAAAGAAGCAACTGGTTTACAAATTGGAAGACAAAGAGAAAAACCAGTTTCATCAATTCAAAAAGACATTCAATATATTGCCAATCTTTTGCTTAATACTGACAAATGGAGGAATGATGAGGTTTTACTCTCTATTTTTAACAAGAATACGGAGCAATAACAATGGAACAACGCACAGAAGAATGGTTTGCCGCCAGGAAGAACCGTGTAACAGGCTCAAGTGTTGGTGCAATACTAAGCATGTCGCCTTTTATGAAGCCAGAAGATGTTATGCGTAACATGGTGCGTGAATATCATGGTTATCCATCTGAGTTTAAGGGAAATGTAGCTACAAATTATGGTAATGATAATGAATCTATTGCATTAGCTGATTACCAGTTAAAGCACAATAAAAAGGTTGAGCTAACAGGTTTCCACAATTATGAGGATTGGCTAGGAGCTAGTCCTGATGGTTTGATTAATGATGATGGTTTAATTGAGATCAAATGTCCATACAGTTTAAGAGATAAAAACCCACCAGAGTTTAAGTCTATAGACTACCAAACCCATTACTGGTTGCAGATACAAATACAGTTGTTAGTAACTGGCAGGGAATGGTGTCATTTCTATCAATGGTCTGCACATGGAGAGATGCTAGAAACAGTTTGGTTTAATCCTTTAGCTATTGATAAATACTTACCGGAATTGCGAGAATTTTATGATAAGTATCTTGTGGAGCGTGAAGCGCCATCCTGCTTAAAGTATCTGCAAGACAAGCGCCAACAGTTGCAATGTGAAGCAATGCTGGAGTTATACCTTGCCGCTACAGAAGAAATTAAGAAGCTGGAGGCAACACGCAAAGATATATTGGCTGAAATAGTTTCCCTTGCTGGTGATAAAGATAGTGAGATTGCTGGACACAAGCTAACACAAGTACACCGTGATGGAGCTATATCCTACGCTAAAGCGATAAAAGAGCTATTGCCTGATGCAGACCTTACTAAATACCAGTCTGCTCCCAGTAGTTATTGGCGTTTAACGTGAAACTCCGTCCCTACCAACAACAAGCGCATGATGCAAATATATATTTAATTGTGTCAGTTATTCCTATATAATGGACTAAACGACACAATGGAGAATAATATGAATAAATGTAATTTTAATAACTGTGAAAGAAAAGCTGTATGTAAGAAATATTGTGATATGCACTATAGAAGGCTTTTAAAAAATGGTGATGTTAATAACTATGGAAATAGAATAAAAGATACAGGAAATATTACAGAAAGATTCCATAAAAAATATATTGTTAAAGAAAATGGTTGTTGGATGTGGGAAGGAAGCACAAGAGCAAATAGCAAAGGTGTTTTATATCCAAGAATAAGTAAAGGCAAAAAAGACATTGGAGCGCACAGGTTTTCTTACATGATGATACATGGGGAAATTAAATCAGGAATGTATGTCTGTCATAAATGTGATACGCCATTATGCGTAAATCCAGATCATTTATTTATTGGAACGCATAAAGATAATATGGCAGATATGGTTAATAAAGGCAGGTCGCATAAAGGAACTGGAGAATATGCAAATAGTTCTAAATTAACAAATGAACAAGCAAAACAAATAAGATCAATTAATTTATCTGGATCAAAACTTGCAAATTTATTTGGGGTTTCTCAAGCAACTATTAGTCGCATTATAAGAAAAGAAACTTATCAAAATGCTTAAGCTAAGAGATTACCAAAATAAAGCCGTAGATGATGCTTTTGAGCATATAAAAATATCAACTGAACCTTGTTTGATTGAAGCATTTACGGCAGCAGGAAAATCATTAATAGTTGCTGAACTTGCTAGAAAAATACATGAGTTTAGTGGTAAGAAAGTTTTATGTTTGCAACCTTCTCGTGAGCTTTGCCAGCAAAACATAGAAAAATACTTAGCCACTGGTAATGAATGTTCAATATTTAGCGCATCACTTGGAACTAAATGTATAAAACATAATGTAGTGTATGGGACTCCAAAAACAGTAGTTAATAAAATACATCGGTTTGGTAATCAATTTGGTGCAATCATACTTGATGAGGCTCACGAATCATTAACACCAACCATATTTAATATTATTGATTCTATAAAAAAACATAATCCTAATTTAAGGGTTATTGGATTAACCAGCACACCTTTTAAGTTAGGACTTGGATATATTTATAAACTTGATTTAAACGATAAACCAATACCAGAAGCGATTGCTAAAAACCCTTATTTTTATAAACTTGTTTGTCAAATATCTGGAAGATATTTATTGGAGCATGGTTATATTACAAAACCTGTTATTGGGGAGATTAATTCAGCATCTTATGATACTTCAGGATTAAAGCTAAATAGCTTTGGTAAATTTGATGATAAAACAATTGATGCTGCTTTTGTTGGTCACGGCAGAAAAACATCGTTAATTGTTTCTGATGTTGTAACTCAATCTGTAAACAGAAAAAGCATTATGTTTTTTGGTGCAACAATAAAGCATTGTGAAGAGATACTTGCATCATTGCCACCAGTAATATCTGCAATGATTACAGGCAAGACAAATAAAAAAGAACGTGAACAAATAATTTTAGACTTTAAAGCACAAAAAATTAAATATTTAGTGTCTGTTGATACGTTGACAACTGGCTTTGATTGTACCTCGGTAGATGTTATAGCTTTACTAAGAAAAACAGAGTCTAGTGCGCTTCTTGGGCAAATTATAGGTAGATCAGTAAGAATACATGAAGGTAAAAAAGATGCTTTGATTTTGGATTACGCTCAAAACATTGATATGCACTTTCCAGATGGAGATTTGTTTAATCCAGAGATTAAATCTGTTTTTAAATCTGAAGGAGAATTGTCGCCAGTTATTTCTGAATGTCCTGAATGTAAATGCGTTAATCAATTTTCTGCTAAAAAGAATGATGAAAAATTTAGTATAAATAAACATGGTTATTTTATAGATTTAGAAGGCAATGAGATAGAAACAGAATACGGAGCTATGCCAGCTCATTGGGGAAGGAGATGTCAAGGTTATACACTTATAAAAGGAAAGTATAGTCAATGCGCTTATCGTTATACGCATAAACTATGCGAGGTATGCGAATCTGAGAATGATATAACTGCAAGATACTGCTCATGTTGTAAGAACGAATTAATAAACCCTAATGATCGCCTGGTGGCTGACTTCCAAATGAAAAAGAAAGACCCAACACAAATACAGACTGATAAGGTTGTTGCAATGCGTGCAACACCCACACTAAGCAAGGCAGGAAATGAATGTTTACGGGTTGATTTTGTAACCGAGTATAGATCGTTTCCAGTATGGTTTACCATGAAGATGCAGAAGCACTACGATGCTTTTATGGCATTTACTGATGGAGGCTTTACAACGCCAAATACCATCACATATAAAAAGAGTGGTGATTTCTTTAAAATATACGACTACAACAGGAGTGCCGATGAAGTTCCACAATGACATACAAGTATTTGGCAACATAGATTTTCGAGGGGAATGTCCTAGTGAATCTGCTGAAGCAGTAACCTTTTTTGCAAAACTACGCAGGGAACACCCAGACAGCTATGGTTTGATTGCAACGCACATTAGGAATGAAGGGTTGCGTACATTCTACCAGGCAACCAAACAGAAGAGCGAGGGGATGACAAAAGGTGCGCCTGATATTATTATTCCGGCAAGCGTTGCGTTCATCTGTGAACTAAAACGTCAAGACCACACCAAGTCAAAATGGCAGGATGGACAGCAAGAATACCTCTTGGAAGCCCAGAAACAGGGAGCTTTCGTCTGTATTGCGCTTGGTTATGTTGGAGCGTACACAGCATTTAATTTGTGGAAAGATAAAGAATCTTTACATTCTGTAAAATAAATATTATTATTTAACCCTACAAACAAATAAATAAAAATAAAGGGGAATAAAATGAATACTGAAGATGAAGCAACAACTTGGTTAAAAGACATGGTTGATTCAGAAACTTATTATCCTGAGTCAAGACAAAGCAGAGCATGGGCAATAATAAATGAATTAAAAGCTAAGTACGCTAATTTAACAGAAGAAGAATGGTCGGAAGAAGATCAAGATCATTTTGAATATGCTTATGAAGCAACTCAAGCAGATTGTCCTGGATATTAAATAAATTTAAACCACCGCCTCAAGGACGAGGCATTAACTACAACTATAAAAGGTAAAAACCATGAACAATAAAACAGCAATTATATTAATCTTATCAGCCTTTACATTAGGTGGCTTTATTGGCGCAACATATACAAAAGAAAGCCATGCCGTACAAATACACAAGACTGGCTCTGGCATGTTTATTATCGACAACAGCCCTAAAGGTGAGCGTATCTACCAGGTGTTGGAGCTACCAACCAACGTGCCTAGCTTTGTAAGTAAAGGAGAGTTCTAATGTTTGCCTATGACGAGCGTGAAGAAGCAAGCATGGAGTTTGATAGCGTAATTGATGATATGCTAACAGACCAAGCATTTGGTGGCAGTCTAGTAGCCCAATCATTTGTAGATTATCTGCAAGCTTTAATTAACGCTGACATAATAGAAACAGACGGATCAGATTTCTTTCAGCTATTAGAAAATGCTACATTATCCACCAAGTACACAGATATTAATGTGCTAGTCCAAAACGCCATGAACTGGAAAGCATTACAACTAATAACTTTTTGAAGGGAGGCAACCACTCGCCAGCCGTAAAAAGCTGGCTTTTTTTTTAGGATAAAAGATTATGAAAGATTACAAGAACCCACCATTAATACCATTTACAAAACACCAAAAGATATTATTGATTGCAATGACAGTTGCATTTATTTTGTTGGTGATAGAAGGCATTTGTTTATGATGACGGAGCAGGAACGGATTATAAAAAGGAGGGAACATAACCAGCGTTACAGACAAGAAAACAAGTTATCAATAAATGCTCGTGCAAGAGCAAAAACATTGAGGTCAAAAATGCCCAATATGCCAGTTATAAATGTATCGTCAAACATGACCAAAAGAGAAATGGCTAAACTGGTTGGCGTTAAGATGTTAACCCTTGAAAAAATACTTAAGGATAAGAAATACTGCGCTCCAAAACATACTGGTGTGCATTTTGACGGTACTGTTCTTTATAACAGAGCGGCAATTATGGAATGGCTACCCTACGTTCGTGAAGCATCAGCGTTTATTGGCAAAGGCAAGCCAATTAAGATTACTGGCATGGCTGCACAGATAGTGGAGTTTATGCACAAAAATAAAAAAGTAGAATTGTTTTGTAATGAACTAAGACGCAAACAAATGGACATGAGGATTAACAATGGATAGGGATATTGATTTTGCATTGATGCTCCAAGTGCTACATGTAAAAGGTTATAGCCTGGCAGACATAGCCAGAAAGACAGGCACATCAATGAGTACGCTGTCAACCGTTAAACAAGAATCTAAATGCCCACCAGCAGGGTGGTTAGAAGCAATTAATCTTCTTGATTACTGGCTTAAAGCAACAGGGGAAAACCCTCCGAGGGTTGGGGATCATATTAGTGTAGAGGTGTGTGATGACTAAAATAAAACACCCACTATCTGATGAAACAGCACGCTGTCTTGGTAGCAACTGCGATAAAAAACAAGATTGCCAACGCTACCTAACCATTGAAATTGATACCAAAGATTATATGTGGCACATGGATGCAATGAAGGAATTAAAAGAAATGGATTGCAGTTTTTTTATAGATTTTCGAGGAAATTATGATGACTATTGAAAGAGAGTTGCTAAGAAGAATATCAAGCCATAGCGGTACTACAATGGATACCCATTTTATTTACGAAATACAAAAACTCCTCACCCAACCTGAGCAAGAGCCTTTGAGTGATGATGTAATAGCAGATTTATGGGGGGATAAATATGCTGGTAAAACTTTTATGGTTCGTAACTTTGCCAGAGCAAT